GGTCGAAAGACTTGCGGTAGCAGGTTGGCAGGCACTCCCGCACTGCGGCCAGATCGGCGCACACAAGGTCGTTCTCCTCGGTGCGCCAGTGGCCCGCGAACACCGCGGGCACCGCCTTGACCGGGCCGTTCGCATGGCCGCGCACGGGACGGGACAGCAGCACCTTGTACAGCGTGGGCATGTCACACTCCCATTTTCCTGCGCGGTGGATTGCGCCAAGGGGACACTGCCTCACGCGCCGCGGCCAGCGACCCCGTGCGCAAGGCGCGATGAGAGTCCAGCAGCTCGGTCAACTGTGTCTCTAGAGCGCGCTTTTCTTCAGCGCGCCAGCCCCGTTCCCAGTCGCTGTTATTGACGTGCCAGGACAGATGAGGGCTGGTCGTGAAAGGCTCGCCCATCGCATAGGCCATCCGGCCCTGGTCGTACGCCTCCCATAAACCGCCTCGGGTTTCCATGACCTCGGCGTGTATCTGGCCTCCGCGCGATTCGGGGCTTACCTCGATAACACCATGCACTGTGCAGTAGCGAACGCTTGCCATGTGCAGTCTCCTATTAGATCATGCTGAAAGTGTTCTCGCCGTAGACCGACGCCTCAGGTGTCTCAGGTGCCCAGCCCGGCGGGGGCTCGTCGTGATCATACAGGGGCATCCGGTGGTCTTTCTGCTCCTCCTCGCGGCGGCGCCGAACCCAGTCGATGATGGCGGGGTCCATGTACGGCAGATCGCGGGTTTTCATGGCAGGCCCTCCGGGTTTAGTCCCCTTGTTCGCCTCCGAATGTGGGCCGTCCCAGAGCAAAAGTAAAGCGACGATTCATTAAAAGTCGTTAATCTGACCAGAACCGGATCATCCGCTGGTCGCCCTCGCGCTCCCAGGTCAGCACCGTCATGGTGGTCACGCCCAGGCAGCGGGCGACGTCCCGGAGCCGCAGGCCGGACCGGCGCCGCGCCAGCCGCAGCCGCGAAGGCCAGTCCAGCGACGATGGCGGCGGACCGCCGGACGGCGCCGGGTCAGTCTCGGCCTCGCGCAGTTCGGCCGCGGTCAGGTGGTGCCGCGTCCGGTATTCGCGCTGCGTCTCGTGGCGCTGCTTGCGCGCCAGCCAGGATATTTCACCCTTCGTCAGCGGGGCATTCAGCGGGTGGCGGGGGCGCTTCACTGGCATGGGATTGGCCTTTCGGGATGCGGCGGGGCAGGCGCCCAGGGACGTGTGGCGGGATATCCCCTGGGGCGCGGCCCTGGGCGCCCTGGGGCGGGTCGGCGAACAAAGGCGATAGGTCCACCAGGGGGACCCGCAAGGACGTCCTGGCGCGTCCCGTAGCGCGCCCTGAGGCGCGTTGCGGGGTAGCGGGCACCGTCACCCAGTCGACCGCGGTATTGCGCTCCAGCGCAACGCCCTCGTCCGGCGCCATGACCAGGATCAGGCCCAGTCTGGCGGGGTCGATTTTCGCCCGCGCCAGCCAGTCCTCGGCCAGCCGGAAGTTGGGCCACCGGCGGGCCAGCAGATCGGGGAGGCTGACCACGTCCGGTCACTCCGCCGCGTCGCCACTGGGGATCGGGCGGATCGGGTGCGCCGCCACTTCCCGCGCCACCCGATCCGCCGCGGCCAGCAAGTGCTTGCCCTTGGCGGTCAGGGTGTATGCGGCCCGGCCATTGGCGCGGTCCATACTCAGAATGCCAGACTGTGCCATTGTAGAACATATCGCGCTGGCCGAGTTTTCCTTCATGCCGGTAGCGATCTGGGCATCGCGCGAGGTCGAGCCGGGATGGTCGGCGAGGTAGCGGGCGGCTCGCAGTGCGTTGCCGGTCAGCCGGTCCATAGTAGACTTAGAAGGCGTCTTGACTTTTGCAACTACCACTTTCGAGGTAGGCGCCACCGCGGCGGTCGTGCCGGCGGTGATGACGGTCACCGGGATTCTCTGCTCGGTCGGGCCCATGACAGTCAGTATATTGTCCTGCAGGACGCAGACGCCGCCCTTGTCAACGATCAGGTCTTCGGCGACCTGGATAACGATCAGCATTGGGTGCACTCCTTTCATTCGGAACACACACGATAGGACGGCTTCGACAAAAAGTAAAGTGGTCACGCATTAAAAACTGGTAACTTGACTTTTGGTTGGCACGGGACCAGTGTTGCGGGAGCTGAAACGCGTAGGAGGCCATGTGACTGAGCCTAAGCTGTCCGATCTGCTGGGCGACGGTATCTACCGGGGCGCCATGATCTCCCCGTGCGGCATGTACCGCTATACGCTGGTACGCCAGTGGGATAGCAGCAGGCCGTATATGCCGTTCGTCATGCTGAACCCGTCGACCGCAGACGCCAGCCAGGACGATTCGACAATCCGGCGTTGTGTGGCGTTCGCGTGGCGCGAGGGATGCGGCGGCATAGACGTGGTCAACCTGTACGCCTACCGGACCACCGATCCCAAGCGCTTGTGGGAGGTTGAGGACCCGGTAGGCCCATTCAACCGGCAAGTCGTCTATGACGCTGCGATGGTCGCCGCCGAATCCGGCGCGCCTATCATCTGCGCCTGGGGTACGCACGACGTCACGCAAGCCGTCGGCCTCGCATTGGTGCTGGCGCGCGAGGCTGGGGCCAAGCTCAAGTGCCTCGGCAAAACCAAGGGCGGATATCCGCGCCACCCGCTGTACGTGAAGCGCGGCCAGCCGCTGGAGGACTACCCATGAAGCTTACACCAGAGTTGATACGCGCCGCAGGCATGGACGCAGGCAACGCAGCGATGCGCAAGGGCGGCCGTACGGCGTGGAATGAGGCCGATGCCAATACGGCGGGTGAGCGCGTGGCATATCTATCGGTCATATCCGGCCACATACGGCCAGAGGACTACACCGAGTTAGGCTATGGTGCGTTTTGGAGGAATCCATGAGCAAACCAGATCTTGGCCGTATTGGGGAATTGGCGGAGGATCTAAGATGCGCGGCACGGGCGGTGGCGTCTCGGATGGTACGCACACCAGGCGGCGATGCCTACGAGTATCAAGGATCTACAAGTTACGTCGATTGGCTTATAGATGCGCTGAATAACCTGGAGGACTTCCAGGCGGGATGGTGATAACTAATGGTCGTTTCCGTCAAGCTGATCGACGCGTTCCTCGAGACGCCGCCGCGCATGTTCACGTCATGCAAGGGCGTGGCGCCGGACGTGCTGGACAGTCTGATCTACAACTGCACCGGCATGCGCTACCGGGAAGACAACAGCACCAAGCTGCGGCCCTACCAGTTTGAAGCGCTGGCGTTCGCGCTCAATACGCGCCAGGGCGCGATGCTCATGCTGGACATGCAGCTAGGCAAGTCGATCGTGGCGCTGCGCTGGGCTGAGCATCTCAGACGCGCTGGCATCTGGAAAGGCCGTGGGCTGATCGTCGCGCACGCGCCGGTCGGGCTCTATGTGTGGGCCGGCGAAGCCCGCAAGCACTCCACGCTGAAACTGGCCTGTGTGCAGAACAGCGCCGCGGAACTGGCCGATGCCTGCGAATCGGACGCTGACCTGATCGCCGTCCCTTGGGCCGGGCTGCAGAACATCTTCTCCCGCAAGGGTGTCATCAGCCGCGGCAAGCGCACCGGGCAGACCAAGCTGTATCCGGACCTGGACCTGCTCCGCGACGTGGCGCCGGAGTTCTCACTGGTTATCGTTGATGAGATCCACCGCGCGCAGGACCCGTACGGGCTGTGGTTCCAGATAGCGCGCGAGCTGACCGCGCAGACGCGGTTCCGCCTTGGCCTGACCGGCACGCCGCTCGGCCGTGACCCGTTCGGCATGTGGACACAGAGCTATCTGATGGACCGCGGCGATACGCTCGGCCGCAGTTATGGCTTCTTCGAGCAGGCCTTCGGCTACCGCCAGAAAAGCCGGTTCCACCCCGGCGGCGCGGTGTGGAAGTTCCGCAAGCGCCGGCTGCCGATACTGCAGCAGAAGCTGGCGCACATGTCATTCGCCTACATACGAAGCGAAGTGCGGCCCGCCGATATCAAGCCGTCGCGGGTGGAACTGGCCATGACGGCGCCGCAGGCCGATGCCTATACCAGCGATCTAGGCGAGGTAATAAAGTCTAAGTCGACCGACCACCATGAGCACCACTTCCAGCGGCTGCGCCAGATCGCCTCTGGCTTCCTGCCCTACACCAACGCGCGCGGCGAGGCCAAGGTTGTGAACTTCCCGGCCTCCAGTAAGCTGGAATGGATTGACGGAATGCTCGCCAACCTGGGCGACGCAAGACTCGTCATCTTCCACGACTTTGTGCATTCCGGCGAGCTCTTGTGCAAGGTTCTGGCGAAGCGCCAGATCAGCCATCGCTGGATCTGGGGCGGGGGCGACGACAATGCCGGCGGCGTCGCCGCGTTCCAGACCGGCAAGGCCCAGGTGCTGGTGGCCAATGCCGCGACCGGCGGGATGTCTATCAACCTCTCAGTCGCCGACTACCTGGTGTTCTATGAATGCCCGTTGTCCAGTCGCACCCGCACCCAGGCCGAGGCGCGACCGCTGGCCGACCGCGGCACACGGCCGCTATTCATCACTGACCTGATCTGCGCACCGATCGAGCAACGCATCTTAGATCTGGTGCAGGAAGGCAAGACGGTGAACGCGTCGTTGATGCGCGAGGCGCCTAAGCTGGTGCTGCGCAACTAGTCGGCCGATACCGCCTGACGCCATTGGCCCGTGGTCACTTCCACCTGCGGCCGGGCCAAAGGCGACTCCTGGCGGATCGCCGCCACCGAGGTCCCAGACGCCATCAGGGCGCGCGTCAGCTGCTGCGGTGTCACCCCCAGGGTATTCGCTACGTCCGCCGTCCTGGCGTGCCTGAGCAAGCGCACCGCCCGTGCCACGTCCACATGGGGCGCACGGTGACGCCTACCCAAGCCCATAGCCGAGAGTTCGTCGCGCATCTCACTCGCCGACCGGCCGGCCGCGATCCCCTCGGCGAACTTCGCCTTGGCATGGGCGCGCAGCGCCAGCGCGAGGCCGCTCGCCGAGACGCCCAGCGATGCGGCGATTTCATTGACCGTGTGGAGACGCCGCAGCCTCGGCAGCGCCTTCGGGATGTCGCGCTCCGGGTTGACCGGCCGCAGAGCGGCAGGCCTGACGTCCTCCCGGCGCAGTACCAGTTCTACACCCGACGGCGTATCCGCCACCCGGGTCACGGTGTAGAACTCATGGCGCAGCATGACCGTCTCGCCCTCGCGAGGCAGCCGGGTCAGTTCGCTGGGGTTGCGGTGCTTGGTCATACCACTAAAATAAGCCGGCACTTCTCTACAATCAAGCCTTTCGGCGCAACTGCTCGGCGCGCCGGGTCAGTACCTGCTGCATGTCCTGGACCGCCGCGGTTCCGGCGACAGGGTCGTCCAGCACGCCGGGCATCCGGGGGATCATCCGGCCAAGATCGTCAATCCTGGCCTCGACGCCCTCCGGGTCGCGGCGTTCCAGTCCGTCATAGAACAGCGCGTACATGTGGTTCAGCATGAGATCCTGCGGGCTCATTCGGCTGCCTCCGCGTTGTCGTGCTCGATACCGTTCGCCGCGGCTACCGCGGCTTCGACGTGCGCCGAGAACAGCGTGTCATTCATGCAGAACTGTCCGGTGTCGTATGACTGCGAGATCAGCACCATGACATGGTCGCGCACGGTGCGCGCATGTTCAACGAAGAACCGGGCCAGGTTGATCTCCCGTTCCTTGTCGGTCTGGGAGAACGTCATGGACGTGTCAGCGGTGCCGATGATTGACCAGTCCTCGGCGGTCATGTTGGAATAGACGATCTTGGCACCGGACGAATAGCGGTTGCCCTGGTTGACCGTCACCAGGGCCATATCGCGCTCCTGCGCCATGCCCCTGAGTTCGACAAACACGCGGCCGGTCTCCAGCCTGATCTGTTGCAGGTCCATCTGCATGTTCTTCGCCTGATCGATAAGCACCAGGTCAGGTATGAAGTTGTCGCGCGTCCTCAGGCTATCCAAGAACGCTTTCAATTGCGCGGTGCTGAGTGTCCCGGTGGCGAACTCCTTGATATAGAGCCGGCCTCGCCGCGCACCGGCGCGCAGCTTGCGGATCACTGTCTGTCTGGTGTCGGGGCCAATCACGCGGCGTGGTATCTCATTGTCCATCTCCAGCCGCAGGAAGCGGCCGGTTCGTTCGTCGGTGACAAATCGCGGCACGCGGATAGGCTCGCCAGGCTCCACCGCCATCGCGGTGATTGCCTGCACGTAGCGCTGCGCGGTCAGCTTCGCCGACAGCTCCAGCGTGATATGCAGCACGTCCTTGCCCAGGAAGCGGTTGGCGACACCGGTATTGATCAGGAACCATGACTTCCCCTTTCCCTTGGGGGCGGTTAGCAAGCTGACTGTCTTGCGCTCGGGCCGCACACCTAAGCGATCCAGCGTCTTGATACCGAAGGTGAAGTCTTCGCCCTCTTCATGATTCATGAAGCTGAGCATGGCGTCGGTGTCGGCGAACCAGATGCCGGGCGTGTCCACCGGGACTGGTGGATTGCCGTACAGCGCCTGCTGCGCCGCAGTCAGATCGCCCTGGTCCAGTGCCAGCTGCGCGTCGCGCAGATCGCGTGACATGCGCGCCAGCACGATGAAGCGGTCCAGCTCGGTCAGCACGTAGGCGGCATTCAGGTGCGGGTGGAACCGCGCCATGTCGGCGCAGGACCGCCGGAGTTCGGCGCCCTCGTCGTTGTCGCGCCGCAGCCGGTCTTCCAGCAGATCTTCTATGTGCGCCTTGGGCGGCGCATTGTACTGCTGGATATAATCCACCGCGGCGGTGGCAATGATGCGATAGGTCTTGGTGGAGAATAACGCCGGATCTACTTTCAGTAGGATAGTAGAGGCCAGCGCGTCCGACCAGCACAGCGCGGTCAGCACGTTCTCCTCGAGAGACCCGGTCAGCCGTTCATGGTCAGGCATGACGGCGGGCGTACCACTCGCGATAGGTCACATAAGCGCCGTCCTTGTAGGTCACGACGTCATCCGGGCAGACGTGACGATCCGGAGGGATATCTTCTGCCCAGCACTCGAACACGATCTCCGGGTCAGCGCCGCGGCGTGCGCATTCAGCGCAGAACGCGACACTGAGCGGTATCGAAGTAGAGGCCACGCCGATCATCGGGTTGACGCCGCATATGTCACACAGACCAGGGTCCGGCATCGGACGCCTCCATTTACTCGGGAGGACTATACCCCAATGGTGACTTTAGACCCCTCGGCATTTTTCGTGACCAGCCACACCTGATCGAATTGGTGTGCCAGGACGTGATGCTCCACAAGATATATGCACTTGTGGTTGGCCTGTGCATACAACTGCAGGCTTTCCAGCAGATCCTCGACACCCTCCACGCTCAGACTGGATGACGGTTCGTCCAGCACCAGAAAGTCCCAGCTCATTCCGGAGATCGCGTCAATGGTGTGGCCAAGGCCGAATGAGATGGACAGCCGCGCGCGCTGCAGTTCGCCGGGCGAGAACTCGCACTCGCCGCTCTGGCCCGGGCGTTCTACCGTGATGGTGATGCCGGAGCGGACGGTGCCCGACTTGGTCTCGCTCTCAGTGGCGAACTTGATTGTCCAGCCGTGCAGTCCCAGGCTGGACGCCGCGGTATTGGCCTCCAGCTCCAAGACGCCGAGGATGCGATTGATCAGAAACAACTGCACCCGCTTGAATCCCTGCTTCCAAAATTCCAGCGGGATCAGCTCGCCCTGCAGTCGCTGGTGTTCCGTCGTAGCGGTTTCCAGCTGCGCCTCGGCCTCGCGGCGCGCGGCGCGGACCTCCTCTATCATCGGCAGGTACGGGCTCTCGGCTTCGCCCAGCTGCTCGGCGCGCCTCATCAGCTCGCCCAATCGGTCCAGCAGCCGCTGGCGCATGGCCCGCTCGGCGGTGACGACGGCGCGCGCCTCGGCGTCAGCCGTGTCCCTGTCCCGCTGTGCCTGTTCCAGCTTCTGGTGGCGCGCGGTCGCCAGTGCCAGCGCTTCCTTGTCCTCCATGATCTGCAACTTGGTCTGCGCCAGATCGGCGTCGGCGTTGCAGCGCTCATGGTCTGCCATCGACTGGCTGATCGGCTGGCCGCAGGTCGGGCAGACCTTGTTCGCGCGGTAGAACGCCGCCCGGGTTGCCAGGTCCTGCTGGCGGGTGGCGGCGGCGCTAATGTTGGTGCGTAGGGTGATGATGGTGTCCAGCTCACGCCGGACTTCCGCCGCGATATCGGCCCCAGGGCCTTCCTGGGCGTCCTGGGCGGTATCGGGCGCGACCGCGGACGGTGGTGGCGCCCACCCGTCCAACTCCGCCTCAGCGCGTTCCAGGGCGTCCAGCGTGGCGGTCAGCTGGGTGTCCTGCTCCACCAGCCACGAATCGTGCGCCGCGACCAGCTCGGCCTCGTCGCGAATGCCGGCCAGCTTGCCCTCGGCGTAGCGGACCTGTTGCGCCGCGGTCGCCACCTTGGCCGTCATCAGCTTGGCCTGCACCGCGGCCTTCTCGGACAGCTCCAGCCACATGCCGAGATCCGGCAGGACATCGTCCAGCACGGCGCGGCGCTCGGGCTCACTGCGGTCGAGAAACATCGGCACGGTCTGACCGAACACCACTGAGTTCAGGAAACGATCCCGCCCGCCCAGGATGGCGTCCAGATCGGCCTGCGATACCGGCTCGCCGTTGATGGTCAGCCGCTCCGGCGGCGCGGTGCGCTCCACTACAATATCAAGGTCATCGTCGCGCAGTTCGGCTTTGACGCGCACCCGCTTGTGGCCTTGCGATACGATCCGCGAGGCGCGGCCCTTGCGCGGGGTTACGCCGTGCAGGCACCACTCCAGCGCGTCAAAGATTGACGACTTGCCGGCACCATTAGAACCCAGCTCCGCGTCAACCTCATTGCGGCCGGTTATGGAACGCAGCCCGGGCGCGTTGTCGAACACGATCCGGGTGGGCTTGATGTACGACTTGAAGTGCTCCAGCGTCAGCGCGATCAGTTGCACAGTCACAGGCCTTTCTGTTCCAGAATCCAGTTCGAGGCGTAGATCGACTGGCCGTCTTCAGCCTTGCGCAGCTGGGAATGCGGGAACCACACTTCCTTGCCGTTGCATACCAGGCATAAGGCCTTCTCGGTCGAGGCTTCTATATCGCCGTCGAAGCCGGGGATGTCCGAGTACTTGCGTTCCTCGCGCTCGGTGATGACCTCTAAAAGATCTATCGCGTCTTCCCACTCGACCATTGGTGTTGCATCTCCTCTAGTATCTCGATGATCCCCGACAGCACGTCATACAGGTGCGCCGCCGAGGTCGACGCGTTCTCGTCTAGCAAGGTGCGCAGGCGCTCAATCGTGGCCGGCATATCCTTCACCTTGTCATGGTACTTCAGCTGGAACTCGCGCTCTGATCTCGTGGCTCGCATGTCCTAGTACTCCTCAATACTGCTGGGTTCGCCTTTGAGCGTGAGCTTGACCTCGCCGCCTTTAAGCTGCCGCAGCAGCTCTGCGCATAAGTCATCCGACTGCGCCCTGGTGTTGGCGGCAAAGATCAGATGGACCTCGCGGCCATACTGCTCTATGCGGACTTCATAGCCGAAGCTCGAATGGCTGAACGTCTTATCGGTCTCGTTCATCCTAGTGCTACCTTCTCTGCCAGCAGTTCCATGCCCACTTTCATGGTGTGCTCGTCCAGCCCTTCAGAGATGCCGAACGCTTCCAGTACCTGCTTGGGGTCGGTGGCGGCGATCGGCTGCGCGGCGGTTCCGCGCACGAACACCGCGGACGGCTCAGACGACACCAGATTGACGTCGTTCTGCTGCGCCCACTGGGCAATGGTGTCGCGGTCTCGAGGCCAATGCTCGGCGTGTGCCGGGTCCATGCGGAATCGCACAATGACCTGATCATGCGGGTTGACCGCGAAGTCGCGCAGCGCTGCCACCGAGTCCACGTCTATGATGTGCTTGCGCATCGGGCTGAGTGGCACCGACTTCTGGATGCGAAAGTCGTCGTCTAGCACCAGGAAGCGACAGTCATGGTCATCGCCAAAGTTCTTGGGGTGCGGCGCGCCCACATAGGTCACGCAGCCGATCTTGTGTGGATAGTGCAGGTCGCCCGAGTAGACCCTCATGCCCTCCGGGAAGATATCCAGCGACATGCCCTTGTCGGCATAGATGCCGGTCCGCAGCGTGGCGCCGAATACGGTCTGGTGCATGAAGGTGCAGATATGCCTGTCCCATGCAACCGCCTGCCAGTCCATCGCCGGGTCCGGCGTGCTGGGCAGCAGCAGCAATCTGTGATTACGGCCCATGGGCCCGTCGATATACTCGATGCCTGATATCTCAGACAGGAACGACCAGTAGGCCGGGCCATTCAGTGGCGTGTCGTGGTTGCCGCGCAGGATCGTCACCCGGCGTCGCCTTCGTTTCAGCTGGGGGACCAGCCGATTGACCAGCCGCGAGGAATGGTAATCGGCGCGGTCGGTCAGGTCGCCTAGAATCATGATCTCGTCGGCGTCCACCTTGTCTAGTTCGGTGAACACTTCCCAGCGGTATTCATTCTCCGGCTTATCGTCCAGATGGATGTCGGCGGTCAGCAGATAGGTCATGATGCGATCCTATAGCTCGTCCAGTTCTACAATCTGGTACGGCCATGAGCGGCAGATGGTATTGTTCTCCGCGCAGGCAATGGCGGCGCCTCGGTCGGGGAACACCGCGATATTGTCGTCGCTGCCCTTAACCAGCGCGCCGACCTTGCCGCTACTCGGGTTGCGGTAGAGAATGATGCATTCCATTGCTAAAGCCTCGTCGCGGGATACAGCACGGTGAAGAAGCCGCGGTACTCCGGGTTTGCCGCCTGCGCGTCGGTCTCACGGATGACAATGGCGAACCGCCCGCCTGTCAGGACGGGCGGGTAGACCTCCTTCTGAAGTCCGGCAATCTCCTCCAACAGCGCTTTCTGTTCCCAGATAGGATTGTCGCCGGAGATGGTGACGACGCCGCCATACGTCCATTTGCCACTAAGAGGCTTGAACGCATCCCACCTGATCTCGACCGCCATAGCACACGTCCTTACTTGCGGTCTATTATACGGATCAGGTCCTCTAAACGCAGGATGGCCAGCCATTCCTTGCGGTTGCGCTTGTGCGCGACCACCGGGATCTTTGCCCCGGCGTCGCCTATGGCCTGCAACAGCCAATTGTACGGATTGCCGGCCTGTACGCGCTTGGCCTCCAGGTGAATGCCGGGTAGTGACGGGCACACCACGTCGGGGGAATCACCCGATCCCTTGAACTGCTGGCCGCGTCGTGCAGGGTGACCTAGCGAATCTAAGAACGCCGACAGTTCCAGTTCGCCGCGCTTGCCCTTGGCCCGGCTGTTGATTGGCATCAGCCGTACTTCTGCATGGGCGGCGCGAAGTAGCGCTCGACGCGCTCCCAGTGTTCAACGGTGGCCCGTTTCAGCAGATCACGAATCTGCTCCACCGCTGGCCGGTCGCCATCTTCCCGCGCTTTGTCTAGCTGGCGCTTCACCTGATCCAGGCTGGAACCGCTGTCCCATGGCGCCTTGTTCTCCTTCAGCCAGACAATCATGCTGGTCTCGTCATCTATGCCGTACATGAACCGGATATTGAACTCGACCTGCCGGAACGGCACCGAGATCTTGTTCTTCTTGTTGCGCGCCAGGATGCGCACGCCGGTCACCCGTTTGATGCCGTGGGCCTCGTGGACCAGCTTCTGAACCTCGGACAGCCACACCGTCTGGCTGCTGTAGAAGTTGAGCGCCTTGCCGCCGGCCCGGGTCTTCTTCTCGCCGAAGGTGATGCCTATCTTGTCCCGGGTCTGCGAGACGATCATCAGATGGCAGCCGGAATTGCCCACCTTGTCATTCAGTGTGCGAAAGGTCTTCGACATCAGCTTGGCCTTGGCGGTGCCGAACGAACCTTTGCGGATATCCTCGTCTAGCTCGTCTTCATCGGCCAGCGCGTCCAGCGAGTCCATCACGTAGATCGACGGTATCTCGGGCTTCTGCTTGTCCAAGAACTCATTCAGGTCATCGAAGAACTCTTCGACGGTGTTGATCTCCTCCGGCTCCACATCTCTGGGCATTCCCAAAGTGTGCGCCAGCAATACGTCGTAGGCGTGTTCCGACTCGGCGTAGCGCACGTGGTCGGCCCCGGAGATGCGCGCGACATTGGCCAGGGTCTCGATAGCGATCAGCGACTTGCCGGTACTTTCGTCGCCCACCAGATTGCTGACCCGTCCCCGCGCCCAGCCTGGGCGGCGGACACCGCCCAGGGCGAGGTCAAGCAGTGTAGAGCCGGAAGGCAGGCTGGCCATAGTCTCCACTGGGCGGCGGCGCGCAACCATGTGGCGTTACCCTCCGCCCACGACATGGTGCGGCTCGCCGCGTTCCTGCCGGTCGGCGTACTCGGTCAGGCTCTCAGCGACTCGGCGCGCCCATTCCGGCGGTATCCAAACGCCGGTGCCGCGCACCGCGAGAAACGTGGCGGTGCCGTCACTGGACGGGCCAACCTCGACCACGTTTTCTTTGCCCCAAGCGAATATCGGCATGGTTACATCCCCTCAGTACGGGATCTCGTCGTCCAGATCCCGCTCACGGCGCGTATCGGCCTGCCGGCCCCGCTGGGCGTACTTCTCGCGCAGCGCCGCGGCACTGGTGCGCGGGCGGTCAAGCGTGCCCTGAGCGCCCTCGGGTTCGGCGCGTCCCTCCAGCAAGGGGGCGTCACTGCGCGACGCTGGCGCGCGCCTGGTGGTGGTTGTGGCCGTATCCTCCCGCTCGGGCTCCCGGCGTGCCTGCCGGGCGTCAACAGTCTGGCGCTCCGTCCGATCGGGCTCGCGCTCCTCCCGGCGCGTCTCCCGGCGCTCGGTCCGCTCCCGCTCCTGCCCCCGCTCCTCCCGGCGATCCGGCTCGCGGTGGCCATTGCCGCGGTTCCTGGCCGGCTCGGCCTCATCGGAGGCGACACCCTCGAACAGGCGTTTGACGTCGTCATAGCTGCGCCATTGCAGGGTATCCGGAATCGGGTGGTCGTGTATGAAGTCCTCCCACTGCTCCTGCCGCTTCGGATCAGATGACATCGCCGAAGGCCGGCGCGACAGTACGAAGCCGGTGTACTGCGTATTGAGGTTCTGGCCGGTCTTCTGGAAGGTGAGATTGTAGCCCTGGTCCACATCGTCAACGTACAGCAGCTCGCCGGTCTCCGGATCGCGGCAGATGGCGACGATCGCCTGATCCACTTTCTGCGCCGGCATTGGATAGAGCAATGGGCCCGCGCTCTCGTCCTTGCGGTCGATAATCCAGGCGACGTGCTGCTTGCGCGGCCACAGGTCCTTGGCCGAATCCTCGTCACCCGACTTCTGCAACGCCTCGGCTTCCTCGCAGATCGGGCAGCGCTGGTTCTTCATGCGCCGCAGGCACAGCACTGAGGCGAGCGTGGGACCCACCCGGAAATGCACATGGATCGGATAGGCATAGTGGCGCGCGCCTTCCCAAGTGGGCGGACAGATGCGGATCGCGTTCTCGCCAGCGCGCGCCTTGTAGATCGTGAATGCATCCTTGAACGCACCCTCGAACTCGCGCGACCCGGCCGCTGCCTTCTCCCAATCTTCCTCGGTGCGGCGGGTGTACTTGAACTTAGCCATTGCGGTTCACCTTCTGTGTTTCGTGTTTATCCCTGGCGATATCATACTCTCTACGACTGACGTAGTAGGCCTTGAGCACCAGCCGCGTGCAGAGATAGAGCAGGATCAAGGCCATGAACCCCGCCAGTATGGTGACGACGGCCTGCGCAGCGTGCAGGAGCATCTTAGATTTCCTTCCTCGGGGGACGCCGCAGCTTGCTCGCCTCCACGGTGGCCACCGAATCGCGGGTGATGAAGCCGGCCTGGATCAAATTGCTGACGCGTTCAAGCGAGCCGGACTTGGTGTGCATCGCGGACGACAACGCCATCCATAGCGCGGTGTCGAGCTTGGTTTCCTCCACCTTCGCCCGCGCCGTCCTGACCAGTGGGTGGTTCGGCAGTTCGGACTTGATCTGCGCCTCAGACTTCATCTTCGGCGAGCCGTCCTTGTTGGCGCCGGTGGCTACGCGCAGATCGTCCGCCGCCCGCGCCTCGGCGAGGTCGAAGTCGAACGCCGCAGCGTCGCGCGCCGCGACCGCGAAGGCGGTCATCTCGGCTGCCTCCATGACCAGCGCTGGCATCTCGATCAGCTCCTGGTCTATGTTGAGCGGATTGGGCCTCAATTGGGCCTTGAGGCGGTCGTAGGTGGCCATCTCGGTATGGTCCATGCGCTCAACTCCACATCATGCGGCCAATCGCCGCGTACAACAGGGCCTTCTTGTCGAAACTCTGCGCCGGAAACAGCAACGCGTCTAAGAGCTGCCAGGCGTAGCGCGCCGACTTCTCGTCCTTGCTGCGAACCATCGCAGCCATGATATACCGCGCCGCGGCCACATCGCTGTTGGCGATGTTCTCATCGTCCAGCCGCGCCAGTTGGGGGCCAATCTGCGCCCAGTTCCGGTTGCCCGCCAGCAGTAACTGGCATAGCTTGATTAGAGGCGAACTGTCATCGGTGATCGACAGAATGCGGTGGATCTCTTCCGGCGTCTCGGCGTCGTGAACCGCCTCCAGCACGGTGATTGCCTGACGGGGGGAGCCGTTCGCCGCCCGCAGCACGGCGTTGACGATGTCGCCGGAGACCTCCCAGCCCTCGGCGTAGCACACCGCCTCGATAAGCGTCTCGATCTGCGGGTCCCTTAGAGGGCGCAGGTCAAGGTGGTAGCAGCGCGTGACTACCGCGTCCGGCACTTTCGGCAGTTCGGTGGTGGTCAGCGCAAAATACAGATGCTCGGGCGGCTCCTCCAGCGTCGTCAGCATGGCGTCGAACGCGCCGCGGCTCAAGCGCTGGACCTCGTTGAACAGGAAGATGCGACTGCCGGAGGCGCCCAGCGAACGGTGCGCCGCGGTGTCCATCAGCTCACGCATGGCGTCTACGCCGGAATAGGTAGCGGCGTCGATCTCCACTATCTCACACTTCAGGTAGGCCGCGATCAACCGGGCAATGGTGGTCTTGCCCACGCCGGAAGTGCCGGTCAGCAGATAAGCATGCGGACGCGAAGCATCCTGCAGGCGGCGCTGCAACGCGCGCATAGCCTCTTCATGGCCGATCACTTCGTCAAAGTGCCGCGGGCGGTATTTGACAATCAACGGCTCGTTCGCGCTCATTAGAACCATACCTCTGCAACTTCAGGAACATCGTTTGCGCGACGGTGCTGGCGATAGAGCCAGGACGGTAGCAGTGTGCGCAGATCTTCAAGCGTATCGTGCGTGATGACAAAGCGTGTGGCCTGTATCCACGGTCGCAGGACAAACAACCGCGCCACCCACTGGCCTGGATACTCCCTGGTCGTGGGATTATATACGACCCACATTGGCAGCATCTCTTTCTGCTGCAACCGGCACGTCAGCTTGTGGAAGATGCGCACCTGCGTAGGCAGCGGTGACATCAGTACGCGCCCTTGGCGCATCAGATGGATATGCTCGCGGTAGAAAGCGTCCCCCATGCCGCGCCGTTCTGATCGACTGTAAAAATTGTCTGTCTCCGGCACATAATAGACATCCGGCATCCCAGGCACGTCGACCCGCTCTGGATTGGTGCTACCGATGTCACTGATAATGCGCGGTGCGGGGAGTATGCTCATGTAATCACCATGAAGTGGGAGGGCGACACGACGAATGCCCAGTCATGCCATTCTATACGCCCCTCCGTCGTCTTAACACGACGCGCGGTGAACACCCGCGTACCGTCATGGACAAAGCGCAGTTCGTTGTAGGCGTCCTCCTGCTCGACCGGCAGCCAGCGGTGATCGTCCATCGCCGGCAGCATGGCAGGCGTGAGCCGACGATAGGTCTCGAACCACGACATGTCATTCATGGCGCGGGCGATTCCTCCTCCATCCACTCCTCCATCCACTTCCAGGCCTCGCGGACCAGCTCGTCAATCGCCGCGACAAGTGGTGGGCCGTTCTTGCAGACCACACAAGCGATGTCCTGCGAGCCTTCGCCCTCCACTTCAGCCTCGACCGCCAGCGATGCATGTCCGGTGCGCAGCAGTTCCACGGTGAACCTCCCACCGCGGTTGATTATCTTATGCGCCAGCGCGAGGGTCTCCGCGTTGTCGCACTTGAATGATTCCTCGATCCTCCGGCCATGCGGCAGAGTGTAGTGCGTGAACGGGATCAGCCCGACAATCTCAGCCATTGTTATGCTCCTCCTGAAGCACGCTCGGAAGCGCTTATTAGATAGCGGGCGCTCTCCAGCAGCAGCTTGACGCTGGTATTCATGATCTTGGGGTACGCTATATCCTCGAAGACTTTTAGAAACAGCATGGGGTCGGGACCATAGTACACGAACACAGTACCATTCTTAGAACCTCCCCAGGCGGTGTCCCGGTCCGACGGCTCAATCTCCGTACCCCTTTTGCTCTTCGGGGGCGGACCTTTGAACCTCAGGCGGCTCTTTGTCACGGCGAATACTGGATCGTATTTGGTGCACTCCCACACGCGAGAGAACCACTTGGTTTCTATGCTTTGGGCATTGAGCAAGAGAATCACTTGCTTAGCGTTGCCCCGATTGATCTCATCAGCGGCCTTACGGACAAACTGCGCCGCACCAGTCTCGCCTCTCTCGCCGCCTTGATCCGGCTTGCCATAGGGAGGGTTGCAGAAGCAATTGCCGAACCAGGGCTCGGCTAAACCATTGGTCTCCGCAGTGTACCAATACTTTGGCTGGTATTCCTCCGGAATTTCCAGGGTACGATGATCGGCGGCAGGATCGAGAGTGATTTCACCGCCAAATACCTTAGCAACCATCTGAAATACCAGGTCCGGTGTGTACCAGGTATTACGCTCTGGCGACTCGTATATGTCATCAAACAAGCCGTTTAATTTTCTAGCCTGTCCTTCTATAGTCCTGGGTGACCAATTATCGTATTTTTCGCGTCCTAACGTGTATAGTAGTAGGTCACTGTTGACGGCTTTACCAAGCAGCAACAGCTTATCCACATAAGGCCTCACTTCCTGTGTATAGAAAGAGGTGGAGTTGCCGTATTTACCGTCCGTTATCCTGTACTTCTCAAAGTAAGCATGTAGCAGACCCTCGTCGTCCTTACTGCCTGGGCGTATTGCCAGTAACTTGAAGCCACTGCGACTATGCGTGTCCATTCGGACCTGTCGATCATTCGTGTGTCCGATTCGGACGTCTCCTCCTGTAACATCCATGAAGTATACATATCCTCCCCTCGGGGTCCGGAAAGGGGGCGGAGGCACCGAGATTCTTCCTCTTGTCATCGTGCGTAGTCTCCAGTAAGCGTGACGACTTCTTCTAAGTCGCACCAGTTCGGCCCCGCCGACCATTCGACCGCCAGAGGCAGGCACTGCCAGTCGAAGCGGACTTTCAGCATGATCGGCGTGATAGTGTCTATATACGTCTCTAAGCGGTCGTCGTCGGGCAGGATGAAACTCAAATCGTCATGGACATTAATACGCGGGTGCAAGTAAGGATCGCCGCGCTCGAGCGACAGCTCGCTCAGTTCGTTCTGCGCGGCGAACACGATCTCCGCCTCGGCGTTCTGGATCGGGAAGTTGATCATCTCGTTCCCCTTCTTCACGCCGCGGCCCAGCACCATCTTGTTCAGTGACAGGACGGTGCCGGTGTCCTTGTATTCGCGGCGCCTCGCCCGGTGGTACTTGCGGACCTCGGGGAACTCCT